ACAAATCTTTCTCCATTATAGACTGCGATTTGTTCTGAACGTAAATTAGTCAATTTAATATTTTTATTCTCTGGGTAATTTGGATTAAAATGTATTTTATTCATAATCATTGCCAGAACACCAACATCTCCATCATTTCCGATTCAGGAAAAAAATGAAAGAGGTATATGATTTCAAAAAAATATTTTTTTTACAGAAATTATATAAATTATTTTTCAACCCAAGTATTTTTAAATATATATTATTTATTTGAACTTAAAGAAAACTAACAAATGAAACTAACGTCAATATGTGACGTTAATTTCGAGTGTGTATGATTTTTATTTTATGGTTTAGATATTGTTGTATGGACTAGTCAGTGTCAGAGTCACTGTTGTTGATTTGGAGCTTAGCAGCGCTGTCATCAAGTTCAGTAGCGCCTTCTTCCTGGGAAGCATTCTCATCATCAGAGTCATCGTCTTCGGCTACAAAACTGTAGCCGGCAACCTTGTCGCTCTTTCCAACCTTGCACTGGACGAGATTCCAGCTAACACCAAACTGCTTGTTGACGAACCAAACACTAGCGCATTCAATGATGCTCTGAACCTTGGAACCAGCCACAAGGTTCGTGATATCCATCTTATTCTTGCTTGAATCATATGCCTCTACTTGGAGTTTTTCATCCTTGCCACTGCGAATCTTGAACTTGATAGTAGGAGAATACTTCTCAGGGTCCTTGGCCAACTTAACCATAGGCCGATAGAGTTCAGAGACAACTTCCTTGCCCATCTTCTTACCAAGCCAGTCCTTGCTATTCTTCACAGCGGTATCAATGAGAAGATTATCAAAATCAGAAAGTTTGTCAAGAAAAATCTTGATTTTCTCATTTTCATCACTTCCCTTGAAAGAAGCGTCAAGACTGTATTTGTCAGTACCGCTTTTGTCATCATGAAAAGTGCTGAGACCAAAAGGGCAATTCATTTCAGGAGTTTGCATATTAATCTTCTTTTGACCATTGTATGTAATGTATACGATTTTTCCACCCATAGAGTTTTGCTTAACTGAATCAAAAGTGATCAGAGATGCATCAAAGTTCTTCGGAAGAGTAATGTTCGACATTGTTTATAAGTTTTAGAATGTACCTGCTTTTATAAGTATATAATATCATGTTTTTAAGTGATTTTTAATCAATTTAATCAATAATAATAATACAAACGGAATTATTTAAAGGTTTCTTGATTGTCTTAGGACATCCAGGACATTTATGGTTTACATTTTCTAGGGCAAATGATGACCACCAGCAAGGTTGACAAATTCTATGCGCTTTATTTTCGCCATATTTTCGCAAACAATTCACTGGTATGAGACCTTTTGATTTGTTTATATTTCGTTTACAAACTACACATTCAACATTTCTCTTAATATTTGGAGACTTGGATTGCTTCGTTTTTATAACCATTTGATGTATGGTATGAAAAAAGCAAGATAAAAATAAAAATAAAAATTGTTTACAATTCATTAACATCATTTGGATATTTCTGAAGTTGTATCAATTTGATCTCATTTAATATAATTTCAAACCTTTCATCTTGCAATTTTGAATGAATTTTAATTTTTCTTTCAATACTATTTAACCTTTGAATAATATCATCCTTAAGGGGATAAGATACTATGTTCAAAGCATCTTGTAAAGCTTTTTTTGTTTCCTTTTTTTTGGATTTATAAACATGAGTGAAATTTGAACACGTGCTTTTATGTGCTTTGTACATTATCAATAATAATAAAATAAATTTTTTAATATTGCTTTATCAACTCATATTGTGTTTTGTATTTTGCTAGTTCTTCTTCTAAATAATTTCTTTCTTTAACTGCTTCTGGATCTTCGACAAGACTGCTGGTGATATTTACAATGTCAATACTAGTTTGAATTTGCTCATACATATCTTTAATTAAATATTTATGTGTAAGCATACAAGAATGGTCAATTACACGAGATGTGGCAATTCTACTATATACAGACAAATTATGGGAAACTTCGCCACTTTCACTAATACTTTTATTATAAGATTTACTTCTGGTAAACATGAATTCTTCAGAATTAATAAGTGTTTGAATGTCATTGATCAAAGATTCTTTGTTGTGTTGGAAATGTTCAGATATAACAGAAAGTAATTTATCTTTCAAGCCAGGGAATTGATTTAAAACAATACAGTCAATGATATTTTTAAAAACGGAAAGAATATATGTACAAACTTTTTCAATAAGAGATAAAGTCTGAGAGTGAAAGCGTTCAATATGATTTTCGACAAAAAGAATTCTGAATGCATGATGGCTCATGAAATTGTCAAGTAAAATCTCTTGCGTTTCCTTAGCAGCAGTTTGGATCTTATCCTCCCATTCGTCAGAAGCAAAGTTAGGTGTTTGTTTGTATAAAGCATCAGCAAATGCAGAATAAAAGTCGCCAAGACGAGATAACAATTTATGTTCGCAGTTCGAAGGATATTGTCCAGTAGCCAAGTCTTTGAAATTGGAGCTAATCATAATGATCATTCTTAGAATGTATTGCATTTTCTCACCTTCTGAAAAGAATTGGATTTTGGCATCTTGCAATTTATTATTAATATTTTGAATTTTATTATCAATCTCATCTTTCAACTTAGGCATAAAAGCATCAACTGCAGATATTTGTAGTTTGGTGACTTTTTGAATAAGTGTATTTGTGCCATAATAATTCTCGCTGACATTTTTAAACAGTGGACTAGAATCAAAAAAATCTTTCTCTAACCATCTAAGTTTATTTATCGAAATTGTTTTTTCATTTGGCAATTTGTTTCTTACAGCGATGAAACCAAGTTCTAAAGATACAGATTCACCATGCAATTTACTTTTGATGCCAGTATGCTCATTACAAGCATCAACTTTAGTAATAACACCTAGAGTTCTTATTCCATTTGGGTCATATTCACGAGCTAATTTTAAAGCTTCGGCGTTAGCAAAATCATCAACAGCAGGGATAACACATAATATAATCATATTTTCCTGCGAAATGTATGATTTAACAAGATCTGTAGTTTGTGTGTGTATATCTTCTTGAATATTGTTTTTAGACATATGCGTTATGCCAGGGAGATCTATCAGAGTCAAAGTAGGCAGAAGTTTACCAAAAACTTTAAGATGAATTGGTTTGTTAACAACTTTACCATTTTCACATAACCCATCGGTGAATTCAACAATACGTTTAGGAATTTTGGATATATCATCAATTTTTGTTCCAGTTTTGTCTAAATCTGAATTAGTACTTATCAAAGCAAAAGGTTGGTCGAGAGAATCATCAGTTTGCAAACGCAAAATAAGAGGAACTCTAGTAGTAATTGTTTGACCACTAGGAAGACGAATTCCAGAGATACTTTCTAATACAGAGCTTTTTCCAGCACTTTGAGCTCCAGCAACAACTATACCAGGAACATTGAAGTCAGACCGTAACTGTTCTATAATATCGAGTTTAGGTTGTTTTAAAGAAGTTTCAACATTATTAACATTGAAGGCCTTTCTATATACAGACTTCATAATTTATATAAATAAATAATGTTTAATGAAATTTTAAACTTATAGCTTTATTTTGAAGTTATTAGTCTTCAATAGTCTGTTTATAGTCATTGTATGATTCAAGATACCAGTATCCTGCGATTAAATATGGAGGAATGTGTAAAAAGTGCAATATGTTGTCAAATGTACGTGGATTGAGTATATGTGCAATTCGATCTGGATATTTTTTCATTTTCAACAATAAACTTAATAATGTGAGTGTAGAAATTGAAAAATATACCATTGAAATATTCCAATATGCATCTTGAAGCATAATAATAATAAAAACAATTTAAAGTTTAAATTACTTATAACAAGTATCTACATAATGCAGGACTTGTTACAAGATCTGAGGCAAACCTCATATGAAAACTATGATAAACGGATCGAAAAGAGAAAGCAAGAGCAAGAAAAAAGACCTATTCACATGAAGAATCTGATGGAGAAGTTATTGATGGGAATTCAAAGTGATGCAAAAGAAAAAATGAAAACTGCGAGCATAGATGGATATTATAGTGCATCTCTGTTTAGTTTTGAACCTGTTGATGTGTGTGATGAAGGAAATATGAGTTTTAAGTACACATTTCTTTTCAGAGGACCAAAATATGATACTGGAAATGGATGTGGAATGGAATATTTTGAAAAATTAAATATAGAACCGATAATTCCTAAATTAAAAGAATTATATGATCCAATAAGAATTGAATTAATATTTAATACTCAGAAAAAATGTTACAATGTTATGGCATATTGGAACGAAGAAAAAGAAAAGTGAAAAATTTTTAAAAAACAAAATATATGAGTAGTTTTAATGCAAAAAAGTGCTATATTGACAACAATAAAAATATAAATTGTTATTGTTTGTTGTCAATATAGCACATTTTTGCTAGAAATTTTTGAATTGAAGTTTACGCCAAGTCGTCTTCATTTTCTGTCATGAAGTCCAGCAGTTTGGATTTGAGTGGATCAGAAAGCAGGTCACGCAATTCACGCTTATATAGAGTTATTGGTAAACGCCTAATACCATTGATTTGAACACATTTCTTATGACTTATCTTCAATTCAATTGTACGCTTGCCGTTCTTTTTCTTATCCTTCAGAGAAGAGTTCTCAAGTTCAAGTTCTTTGACCTTAGCCTGTAATTCCTCAAGCGTCGACATTACTTTGCTTGTCACTTTTATAACTTATAATACCTGTTCTTTATGTGGATTTAATTTATATACATTCAAAACTGTTGTTTGATGAAACTTTTTTCAACAACTTAAGACCATATTGTTTGAGACTATCATTTTCATGAGTGAAAGAATTTGAAGCGATGTCAATTTCGTGAAGAGAATCATGGAGTGCAACATATGAAATATCATTCGTAACTATTTTCAATTTATAACCAGGTTCAAAATTAGGAAACAAGCATGAAGAATCAAAATCAACGTTGAAGAAATCACCATGAGGCCCTGCATATTTTAAAATTTCATCGGTAACATCGATCACAGTTTTATTATCTTTATCGGTAACATATGCATTATACATCCAACTGTCTGTAAAAGAAAAATGTTCATATAAATATGGCAAGATTGTAAATGAGTTGTGTTTGTTCAATACTGTGCAATAGCTGATATTATTTATTGAAAATTCTATTTTAACATGTGTAAATCCATGTTTGGCAGGAGTAATATAGCCACCAGAATACATGTAAGGATTTAAACACTCTGTCAAATCAAATTGTGATTCATGTTGATATGCAATAATTTTATTCAATGACACATGGTTTTTGAATTTATCTCTTGAAAAAAACATAACAGGTAACCAAATCACACTGAGGATTCCGAAAAGATTGGTATACATTATGTAAGTTACTAAAAGAAATATTAAAAAAATGAATAAATAACGAACAATCTTTATTTAACACAATCCTGTCAAATTAAGATCGCTGTAAGAATCTATTTTTATAAAGTTTGCCTTGAATTCAACATCGTCAAATGACATAGTTTGGCTTTCAATCATTATTGAAGTATCAATTTGAGAATATAAAGGCATATTTTTGAAAATGTTTTTAACTTTGCAAAACATTAATTATATTATGTTCGATTATTTTTAATATCATTTATAAATGTATTACAAAAATAAAATGGTTTTTCGCGAATAATATTTCTGGCAACTTCGGGATCACTAACCTCGACATTTAACATTATTATTTTAATTGCGTGCTGCAAATCATATACATTAGGCAAAATTGGGTCAGAATAAATATTTTTAAGTCCTTTTAGCACATCTAATTTGAAATTGCGTGGACAAAGATGTTCAATTGGGGAATTTTCTCGCAACAGGGAATAATATGAAAATGGAAGTAAATGAGCATGTTGTGGAGGAATTACTATAGCAAGTTGTTCAATAGGCAACATTGGAGATCCAGGAACGAAAGTTGTTTCATTTAGGTCAGACTGAGACTTGCTCAGTTGCTCAATTAAATAATTATGTAAATCAGTTACACAAGGACCAGCTCTATAGTTATATGAATAATCCCAACTGGGTACTTCATCGATAGTATAATATCTAAATGTCCAAATGAGAGATTTAATGTAGTCGTGACAAGCATCTTCAATATTAGAATGGAAAAAGTACTCATTGTATTGATATTTCCAAACATTGTGTTCAAGTTTATAATTTATTGCTTGTAGGGTAGAATTATAGAATTCGTGAAAAGGATTCATCTTTTCAGAATAAAAGGAATGTTCATACAGAAATTTATTCTTAAAATAATCATTTTCATATGTTTTAACAGAAGAAGTGAAGTGACGGACACGTTTTTTCTTCGCAAAGTGGTCTTCACTATTTGTTAATTGTCCTAACATGCTAGCAAGGAAAGAGAAATTGATAAGTGTGCCGTCAATAAGATAGTCAGAATGATTGAGTTGTTTAATTTTAGAATATGCAATAAAAAGTTTATCAAGACCCTGTTCTCGCATTTGTGTGCTGAAAAGATGTTCAACGAAATCATTTCCACCAAGAAAAGAAAAGAAGAGAAAATCTTCAATTATCCTATTTTGAGAGAATCCTTGCAGACCATATTCCTTCAATAGTGAATTTGATAAAAGTTCGATGTCAAGATATAAAAATTCAGAATGATGCTGTGCCAATTCAACGCTTGAATTTTGGGGTTCTCTTAATAATTTAATATTTTTCCTCATATTCATTGAGAGTATGATTAAGTCAGCATCTAAACCATAAATCACTGTAGATGGGTTATTATTGTTATGTCGAATAAATTGCATAATCTTTTGTTCACCTTCACCAGGAATATTAGCATCACTGAAAAAAACTTTGAAATATTTCGAAGCATTGTTGTGAGAACTAAAAAACCCCAATGAAATATAGTGTCGTATTCTTTGAGAAAGTTTGGCCATGAAAGTTGTTCCAGGAGTAATTTTATTGCCGTTGAATTCGAATATTTTATCAATTTTGTTAGTTTCTTGCATTTTGTGCAATACACTATCATCTTGAATTTTTTTATATCTTCTAGCTCTTTGTTTGATTACTTTTGCCATAGGGACAGAGCCATCGATAGAAATATACACTAAACGTGTGGGCTTTATTACTTTTGTTATAATATATATTGTATATCTTATAACTTCCGCAATTAAATCCTCTTCTACATCTCTGGTAGTGGAATTTTCATGAATAGAAATTTTTGATTTACAATAATGAATCAAACAATTGTAATCAAAGTATAAAACTTCACAAGAAAGGTTTTCTTTCCAATAGTGTGTTTCTTCATATTTACTAGCAATAGTACGAAACAAACTAGGAATACCCATTACTGTTGAAAGAAAGGTTTTGTTTAAATGACTTAACATTCATTATCAAAACACAAATAATGAATTTTCAACTGGGAAGATCGTCCACATCTTTGTGCTCTTCCGATGACTTGATCTTTAATATCGTTTGTCATTTTATGATAAAAGACTAAATCGGTGGTATTTTCCAAATTTAAGCCAGTTCCGTAATGACTTGCGTTCAACATAAGAATATTTAATGAATTTGTAGTTTTGTATTTTTTGATGATATTAAAAATTTTTGAAGAAGAACCTGAAATTTTATTGAAAGGAATGTTTTCAGAGTGCAATAAAAGTGAAATTTCGACAAAACTATCATCATGAGCACTAAAAATAAGGAATTTTTTTGACATATCTTGTTGTATTAAACTTAATAAAGCCTGTGGTTTAGTGAGTAGATCATCGTCAAGTTCTGGAGAAGTTATTGATGGATTATCATTAATGATCAATAAGTCATCTTGGTTCACATGTTTACGACACATTGGACAAACGTGTTTCTGTGAGAGTGACATGGTAATGCAACGAAAACAAAATACGTTCTGGCAGCACTTCATAGCAGTTGGTTTAATGAACGAATCCATACATATAGGACATGAGTTATCCCTGAAAGATTTAATTCTTTCTGAGATATAATTAATTTTTTGTTCTTGCTGCTGAATTTCTTTATTCAAGTTTACGATTTTTTTATTTTGATTTTCTAAATCAATTTCTCTAGTGTAGGTCATTTCTTTAACACATTCAAGTTGTCTCTTCGTGTTGTATAATTTGTCTTCGAAAGATTTAGTCACGACAGTAATTATGTTTTCTTGAGTATTTATAGTACAACCCAGTTTTTCAACAGCACCATCAATATTACCTGCATTTAACAAATTAAGTATGTCATTGTTAATTACGCCATTTAAAACCCGCATATAAATAGGAGTTTTACAAATAATGTAAAAAACTTGAGGGTCGGGGAGTTGAAAAGATTGATGAACATAAGAATCAGAACATTTAAGAAAAATGTGGGGAATAATTTCATTTGCGAATCTGCCTTGAAAACTAACTAAAGTATCTCGAATAAAACCAGTTCTTCTGATTCCATGAATACTGTGTAATTCATGTGAGTCTAAAAGTCTCCAATTGTAAACTCCAACTGGAAAAAGTAGATTGTGTAATGAAGAACTAATGAACCAAACAAAGTTGGCATCAATCATTCTAGCATTTGGAATGTTGATTGTGTCAGATTCGTCAAAAACAGCCCTATTCCATTTAACATGATGACTTAGATCCATCAGTAAGTTATAAAAAGAACAATTACAAAGCAAAACTCCAGTTTCATCAAATTTGTTGGAAGAAATAAAATTTCCAACATCTCTTTTATAATGAATAGTAAATAATTGCAAATTTGTATAGTTTTGAATATATTCTTGCCATTGTTTAAAACAAGTGTGAGGGACGATGATAATTGTTAAAGGCGATACATTATTATGCAAATTATTGTTTTGAATGTGAACATTTCTACCAAATTGGCTAACAATTTTGTACTTGGAAGGAACAATAGGTTGAGAACACAGGAGACCTAAAATATGGAAAGATTTACCTGCACCCGTTTTATCTCCGCAAATACCAACACTTGTATGTAATGAATAATCATTTGATAGATTTATGTCATTAAGTTCGAGGTTTTTCATTGCATGAATCATTGTTAACTGATGGTTTTTCAAATTGAGTGACAAATTTTCTGGTTGTTGAGCAATGTTGCTTTCTTCATTTAAATTACCAGACCTTATGAAATTTAAACGGCATAAATTTGATTGAACGTCCATTTCTCAATTAATATAATATTATAATATTCTAATCTTTAATCGTGTATTTAAATTTTGTTGTGTGAATGTATTATGGAACTATGTTATATTGCAAGTTATGATGATTTGTGTATGTGGTGTAGAAATAATAGACCTGAAGAATTCGATGAGTCAACGTTACTAGAATGGACCAAGTGTCAGGGAAAACATTGGATGCATCAAACTGAAAGAGTAATCATCTTTAATCTCGTCAGTTATATATCTGGAAATCCTCATATGAAAGAAATGTATATTGAAGATGGAATATTTAACGATGATCGTTGTTTATTCCATTTCATTTATTATGGGAAAAGTCTAGAAACTGTTAGAAAGAAAACACATTACATAAGTATTGGTGAATTCTGCCTAACAAGTTGTGTTTTAAAAGAGTTGAAGGTTAAAGAATTTTCACTTCCTTTCGACTGGATATTTTCGAATCCAACCATGGTATATAATTGTATAAATGATGCATTTACTACATTTTTGGATAGAACAAAATATGAAACATTGTGTAAAGATAAAAAATGCAGACATACAGAATATGGAAATATATTTAATCATCATGATCCATGTGAAAATAATGATGATTATCGATATTTTGAAAGATGTGTAGAACGATTCAAAAAGTTATGTCTGAACCCAACTGAGCATGTATCAGCCTTTATAACGCATTCAATAGGTGAAGATCTAGTAAATGAACTTGAATTATATCGAACAATTAAAAACATTTTACCTGAACATTTTGAGTTGGTTGTTATTGGGTTGAAATATGATGAAGACAAAGAGACTGAGTACAGTTTGTACAGTTTAGAAAGAAATTTGCATATTTACATAATGCAACATAAATCATTTTGTACAGGAGTGAATTTCACTGAAGAATATGAAAATCAAATGTACAACTCAATAATATTATCACATATAAGACCCGTTGTAGTTCAACAAATGCCTATCTGATGCCTCATATATATATTGTTCAAGGAGATTGTTTATATTGTCAATTGTCTGGGTTAATCTTTGTTCAGACTCTAAATCATTAACAACACGTAGCGCAATTCTTCTAAAATATTTCATGGAGGACATTGCATGTTGTTTTAACTTGTCGGCGGTGTTTGATTCGAAAGATTTATTATAATACAAGAAAAATCTTTTTAAATGTTGTTGACCCTTCATATAACTATGTTTGTCAGTATCAGAAAACTGCTCTAATGCTGTCAGATGTATTTTTAAGCTATTGTCATTTTTAATTTTGTTGATTCCTTTAATTTTCGGTTTTATGTAGCTCAGATAAAAAGCAATTGCTGAAATTGCGAGAAATATGTTTCTTACAGTGATAATCCTAGACAAATTCATATTGTCTTAATAATATAGACAAGATTTAAAAAATTGGATTTTTAATAATTGTATAATCCATTGGACAATGTCCTTTCAGGAATTTCTCAATAAACATAAACTGTATAAAGATTCGAGTGAAAAGCCGACACATTACTCATTACCACCAGAACCTGCAAAATATAGGATAGTAGGGGAACATGTAGAGGAATTTTTTGAATTATATTCGGAAGAAGTAAAAGTTGGAAAACAGCCATCAATAGTTGAAGTACATGAAGATTTAAGCCCAATTGTAATTGATATTGATTTGAGATATAATATCGATGATTGTATTACAAGGGCATATGAAGAGAGTGATGTAATGACATTTGTAAAATTATTTAACAATGAAATAGTGAAATATTTTGACTGTTCTAACGATGACATGACAGCGTATGTATTTGAAAAGCCTAATCCAACGAAAGTCAATGGAAATATTAAGGATGGTATACATATAATTTATCCGCACATCATATCAAAAGCAGATATTCAATACGAAATTAGAGAAAATATAATAGAACAAGCAAATGAGCTGAGATTGAAGGAAAAGATGAACTGTAAGAATCATATGGAAGATATAATTGACAAAGCAGTAATCGAAAAAAATGGTTGGATGTTGTTAGGGTCAGGGAAATTTAATAGTGATGCGTATAAATTGACAAAAATATTTGATTTTGAATTGAATTCTCAGGAAATTCCAGAGTTAGATGCAAAATATTTTAGTATACGCGAACACGAAGAGGCAACTCATGTAAAAAGACAACCGAAAACGGGACCTAAAATATCTAAATCATATAATTCTACACCAGCTGCAGTTGGTGATATAGCAACTGCAATTAAATTAACTGATATTTTGTCATTAGAGCGCTGTGATAGTTATGCAGATTGGTTGTCGGTTGGATTTTGTCTTCACAATATTGATGTTTCTCTTTTATCGTCTTGGATAAAATTTAGTCGTAAGTCTGAAAAATTTAGAGAAGGCGAATGTGAACGTCTTTGGAATGGTTTCAAAAAAGGTGACTTAGGAATTGGAAGTTTGTATCGATGGGCAAAATTAGATGATCCAGGGGCATACATGCAAATCAAGAAGAATGAAGTGCAAACAGTATTATTAGAAAGTTTGTCTGGAACAAATTATGATGTTGCAAATGTTTTATTTACGATGTACAAATATCAGTATGTATGTGCAAGTGTTAAATTTTCGACTTGGTTTGAATTCCACAATCATAAATGGATTGAAATGGACAAAGCTCTTAGTTTGAGAAAAAAACTTTCAACAGAATTAGCTAAAGAATACCGTATGTTGTCCAATTATTATAGGATGAAAAGTTTAGAAGCTGAACCTGATAAAGTAGAGGAGTGTCAGAAGAAACACAAGAGATGTGAAAAACTATTAGAAAATGTGAAAACCACAGCATTCAAAGATAAGGTTATGATCGAATGTGCAGAATTATTTTACAACTCAAAATTTTTAAAGAAGTTAGATTCTCATCACCAACTTTTAGGATTTGAAAATGGTGTATATGACTTAAATAGACTCTGTTTTAGAGACGGAAGACCTGATGATTATGTTTCTTTGTCAACAGGAATAGATTATGTGGAACCAGAAGAAAGTGATGATGCAATATATGGGTTAAAGGATTTTTTGAAAAAGGTTCAACCTTCAGAAGAGGAACGCAAATTTGTGTTGAGATTATTCGCATCTTTTCTACATGGAAAAACAACTGATCAAAAGTTTCATATATGGACTGGAAGTGGCGGTAATGGGAAAAGTAAAATTATTGAATTGTTTGAAAGTTGTTTAGGAGATTATTGCACAAAACTTCCAATTACTGTACTTACTCAAAAACGTGCTGGTTCAAGTGCTGCCAATCCAGAAATTGCCAAAACGATGGGAAAACGTTTTGCAAGCTTACAAGAACCTGAAGAAGGTGATAAAATAAATGTCGGTTACATGAAAGAATTAACAGGTGGTGATATTATCCAAGCTAGAGGACTTTTCAAAGAACCAGTAGAATTTAAACCACAGTTCAAATTAATATTAACTTGCAATACTTTGCCTACAATTCCATCGAACGATGGTGGTACTTGGAGAAGATTGCGTGTACTTGACTTTCCTTCTAAGTTTGTTGATGATCCAACAGAGCCTAATGAATACAAAAAAGACAATGATTTAGATGATAAAATGAAAACTTGGAAAGAAGTTTTCATGTATACATTAATTCAAACATATCCAAAATATAAAAGTCAAGGTTTGCAAGAGCCACCATCAATACAAAGATTTACTAAAGAGTATCAAAAACGTTCAGATTTATTATTAGATTATCTTAACGATGCTGTTGATTTTACAAATGATAAGAATGATGTTATGGAGTTAATACCACTACATGAAAAGTTTAAAGTTTGGTATGAGTCGGGATATGGAGCAAAACCACCATCGCGTAAAATATTCAAAGATTATATAGATAGAATTAATTCTTTAGGACCAAGCAAAAATATGAAATATAGAGGAATTAAATATAAAAAAGTCGTTTCTCAGAATTCTGATGAAGATTCTGATGAAGATTTATAAAATGTTGTATATAATATGAGTGTGTTTTCAGAAAGACCTGCACTGTATAAATTCTTTTTTGTAATAACAAATTTACTTATATTTTCTATTTTGGTATCATTTGCAGTGCGTATTAGTAAAATACCTAAACATGAAAATAAATGGTATAATTTATGTAGAGAGGCTGAAGGAAATGAAGAGGGGACCGTTGACAGTATATGCGATTCAGATGATTCTTTACGAAATAGAAAAGACTTTAATTGGAAAGAATATAAAGATTCAAAAATTCAAGGTCTTACTCCTAACGAATCAGCATTATATGCATTTGTAATAATTGCTATTTTACTTCATATACTCTTCATATTGTGGTCATTATTTGGTGCACATGTTACCAATCAATATCACAGGAGACAAAACAGATTAGCTAAAAAAAAAATAAGAAAGCAATCGAAAGCATCAATGTTCAATCGTATTGGAAATAGATTTGGTTTTGTAGGAGAAACAGGTAATGCCAGAACGAGACTGCAGGCACAAGCAAACGCAGACGCTAATTATAAAAACTATCTAATAGAACAAGGTTATACAGGTTTTGCTAGACCTTGGTAAATTTCAAGTAATCGGTTATATTTTGAAACTCTTTCTGAGCGGCATGGTGCGCCTGCTTTAATTCCATATGCTCCTATTCCAACAGCAAAATCAGCAAGAAAAGTATCTTCTGTTTCTGCTCCTCTATCTGAAATTAAGAGCTTCCAACCAGCTTGTTTAACAAGACAACAATTTTCAATAGTTTTTGTAATTGTTCCTGTTTGTGTTAAATTAACTGAAATACCATTACAAGTTTGACTAAAAATTGTATCTTCAATATTACCTGAGATCATGTCATCAGCAATAACTGTGCATTTGTTCAAATTTTTAAGAATTGATGTTCTTTCTTTATCAGACTGCTGATATGGATCTTCTATAAAATTTATGGGAAATTTAGATAGAATTTGTAGGTATATTTCATTCAATCTTTGAGGGGATATGTATTTACTACCATCGTTTTCACAAACTTTATATTCAAGATCATAACAATCTTCATCTTCTCCCATATAAAATTCAGAAGCAGCAACATCGATTCCAATTTCAGTTCCTGGTTCTATAACTTCATTTATCATTTCCAAAGCTTCAATGTTGTCTTTGATGCGTGGTGCGAATCCACCTTGTTCTCCAACATTAGTATTACCACAACCATATCTTGAAGATAATTTATCTTTTAGTCTAAAATATGTTTCTGTCCCTATTCGCAAAGAATCTTCAAAACTGGTAGAGTGACTTGGAACTATCATATAACTTTGAAAAGCAAGTTCGTTGTCAGCATGACTTCCGCCATTCAAAATATTGAACATAGGAACAGGAATATTTGCGTCTTGATTTGATAATTTAGATACATATTCGAAAGGCTCAATGTTGTATTCAGCAGCACCTGCTTTGCATATTGCCACAGACATAGCACACCTGCCTAATATTCCAATATTGGCTTCAATCAATATTTTATCTATTTGATTCTGATTCTTTGGATTTTTCCCGATGAGTGATTGTCTTACTTTTTCGTTGACTTGCAATATCGTGTTTTTAACACCTTTGCCAAAATATTCATCAACTTTATCATCTCTATTTTCTATTTCTTCATATATTCCTGTTGATATTCCAGATGGACTTATTCCATAAAATTTACCTTTATTTGTAGTAACTTGTACTTTCACAGTTGGCTGACCTTTTGAATCAAAAACACTACTTGCATTTATATCAACTATGATACTTTCTATATAAGAATTACAATATGTTTTTATATATTCATAAGGAAATTCAAGTTTATGTTCAAAACAATGATTTACTATATGTTCCAAACTTTTTTTCAAGTTGTGTTTTCTTAAATAAGATTCCATATTACTATAACAGCCTATTTTATCTTTTAAGTTAACTAACTTTTAATTAGTTGCGTAAAATACTTAAAGAAATAATAATATAATAATATGACCAAGTGGTCACTCATCTCCTATAGCTCAGTTGGTTAGAGCGTACGGCTGTTAACCGTAAGGTCGTTGGTTCGATTCCAACTGGGAGAGTCTTATTCTTAAAATTTTTAACGAAGTTTTAAAACATTTAAGAATAAAATTATAATTATAGTACTATGAATCGTAATATGGTTATAGATTTGCAATTATTAACCGGTTTTCCAATGGCTTTTATTGTCGTTGGTTTTTATATGAGCTTGGCTGAGACCCAAAGTAAAGAGAAGAAAAAAATAGGATATGGCTTGATGGGTACAGGAAATATTATGTTATTTGCGGTATCACAAATGTTCATTTATAAGCTTGCTAGTAAAAAGTAAGAAAGAGGCTAACAAAGAGATTCTCTGAATAATATGTACACCACATGATTATTTTGCATGTGACTCCAACCTATTAAATGTAGACAACGCTTACAGCGCATTTCGCAAGAATGACCATAATGATCATCAGGGATAGGGATCGCAACATCATTGTCAAATATAGTTATTTCGGAGTTACCATAAATTATACTTCTATTGCATTTTTTCGTAGGAATTAGATTGATGACTTTAAAACATTTAAAAGCTACTCCGAAAGAAGTTTCAATATCGTAATCGTTAGTGTCGTATACTGACGAGATATGTGTTTCAGAGTTAAACTCAAAACAACTTGCACAACACCATACCTTATTTTCAATGTCTTCAATGAACTCAAGAAATATTCTTCCCATTATTCATATTATTTCGTTTTAAATTTATAAGAAGTGGAAAAATTTTCTTATTCGAAAACTGATTTTCAAAAGTTTTCACAAATGTAAGTGCAATAATAAGATTTATTATTCTAATTAACCATCTCTTTAGATAGAAATCAAAACCGCAGATTTTAGTTGGTTTTTTAACATCTCCAGGAATCAAACGTTTGCTAATAGGACTTAAGATATCTATAAAGGTTCCTTGTATAGCATCTGAAATTGTAATTGACAAGCATAAATATAACATCAAAGATAACGGGTTGTTCTTAGTTTTGGAAGTCATATACATTACGTAACAAAATTTTCTCATTATATATTACAATGACTTATGCACCACAAATGAGACCAAAAGTTGCAGAAGTTGTGAAGAATAATACTGGTAAAGTTTATAATTTCACAAACGCAGGATATAACAATGCTCTTAATAAATTTGGAAAAACAAAAGTCAATGGAGGTGGTTTAACTGTCGGTGTTAATAATCATACTCACAATAATCATAAATTAAACGGAGCACAAATTTCAAGACTTATAAATAATTTGAATCACAGGGAAACTGTAAAAAATCATTTTAGCAATGTCCAAGAAAACATTAACAATGCTCTTAATAATATGTTAACCGCCAAAATAAAAGAAAAAACGGTTCCAAAAGCAATGAAAGTAGTTGAAGAAATTCAAAAAGCAGATACAGAATCCAAATTAGTATCAGTTGCTAAAAAAGTAAAGAAGTTAGCAGTTGCGGAAAAAGTTCCCAAATATGCTAAAGCAGGAAAATATTTAGAAGCGGCTTCAAATATGATGAAGAAACTCACTGGAAAACTCATTTATACAGCAAATGGAAGTGTAAAACAAATTTTTGAAGAGAATGGAAAATTACATTACAAAGTTGGCAGTGGTAAGAGAACAATACACTCTCCAAAAACAAAGAAAGTTGTAAAATTCAATGAAACTAAAATGGTACCTGTTGGCGAAGTGTACAATGCTTCTTCAGGAACAGTAAAGAGAAAATACTTAAACAAGAACAGTGGCAAAATATTGTTGAAACAGTCAAATGGATCCCATGGAAACACTGCTCACTTTTTATATAAATCAACACTTATCTAGAGTGTTTTCAGCAGGTCATCTGCAATATTTGCATTTTCAGAAATGTCAATATGCTCGGCGAAAATGAACTCCTTCAATGTAATATTGGGATATTTATGTATATGGAAATGAATCGACGACGATTCATCAAAGTAATTTTGAATTCTATTTGCAATCACATTATTGTTCATAGAATTGAAAAATGTTTCTTCAATCCATGCTAAATGTTTTTTGAAAGCGCCTTTATCATCAAAAAGTTGAATCAAACCAGCATACTGATCCGAATCTTTTGGTATGTATGCTTTAAAAGTTATGTATTCTTTATTTTCTAAATGACATATAACAATTGCACTTCCTCCGCATAAACATATTTCTGCTGCAAGATTACAGTAATACATGAACAATTGTGAAGAATATGAACAAGTTTGTCCAAGTACAACCTCATATAAAGTTTTTGACTTCATTATGGACTATCATTTAATAACCTTTAAATAGATTTTATTTTTATGAAGTGAGTATAATAACTAAAACAACTTGAATGATATAGTCCATGAAGTGCAATTTGTAACATTATATCTCTGCATTTAGATGGAATTATAATTAAACATTCGTATAAAAATAAAAAAAGGTTATAATAATGAGTAAAAGATTATTAACAAATGCCAATATATCTAAAGAAATTTCTAAATTTAAGGCAAAGAATGATAATGTTTTCTTTCATACCCCATTGAATCTAAAAGCATTTCCTAAATATTTAAAGACATGTTCAAAAGACATAAATAAGTCAAAAATATTAACAATATGTGAAGACACAGGTCACTATGTAACATTCTACATAGACTTAGACAAGGGACAGATTATATTTTATGATTCTTGTGGAAGTAAGATATCAAATAATAAAAACTTTTCAAATGCAATAAAAGAAATTAAACTAATATTTCCAGGAACTAAATTTAAAAAAAGTCTATCGATTTTAGGAGGAAAACAAAAAAATAAACATTCGTGTGGAATACATGCGTTAAACTTTTCCAAACACGTTTGTGATAAAGGAACCCATGTAGGATATGTTCCAATATCAAATAAAAACTGTGCATTGATTAAAAAAGAAAAGGGATTAAACCAATTTACAGTAAATGATTTAATACAAACTACCAATTCTATGACTCTGAACAACAATACAGTGAAGAAAATGCAGAAATTGATTAAAAAGTTATAGATGTTTCATGATCTCTTGATCAATCATATTAGACGTTTCAAATATATTAATGTTTTCATTAAATATATCCTTTTTGGTTACAATTGTAGGTAACTTTGAAATATGTAAAAAGATTTTTGTACATGTTTTAAAATAATCTTTTATTTGATTTGCTATAACTCCGCAAGTTAATCCAGGAAAATATACTTGTTCAATTTTGCAAATTGCAGATTGTTCCATACCATCAGAGTCAAACTTTGATATCCATGATTCATACTGAGTTTCATTCTTAATTGTTTTAAATCTTATAAAATCATCCTTTGATATTGAACATACACATGCTTCTCCACCACTCACTGTAATGTCAGCAGCAATGTTGCATAACATTAAAAATTCCTGACAAACCAAAAAAGATTGTTGATTGTGCTTGAAACTCAAAGACAGAGTACTTTTTGATTGGTGTTCTTTTATTTGTAGCATAATATTTTAAAATAAAAACCCATGTTTCTTTATGTAGACTTTTTAAACTATTCTGTTCTTGGTACATTTAACAGAATTTAAAAGTCACATAAAGGTTTATAATTATTATAAAATAATAATAAATATTTTTAGATATTATGATTGAATTTCAATGTGTTTCTTGGAATGCTGAAGATGTTGAAGATGATGATTCTGATGATGAAGAAGAAAAATATAAACCTGTAAAATCTCAATATACAATTTATATATATGGAAGAACTGAATTAGGTAAATCTGTATGTGCCGAAGTATTATTTAACCCATATTTCTTTGTAAACGTTCCAAATAACTGGAAAACTGACGATTTAGAAATATTTGAAAAAGCTGTAAAGAAATTTATTGGAAAGCGCTTAGATTCAAATTTCAAAGGTGTAAAATTTGTAAACAGAAAGAAGTTTTATGGATTTACAAATAATGAAGTATTTCGTTTTGTAAGATTATTATTCAAATCAAAATCTGCTTTTTATAGAGCACAGAAAATGTTTGAAAAACCGGTTTCACTCGTTAATGGCTTCAATAAGAAAATGGAAGTTTACGAAGCAAATATTGACCCAATGTTACGATTTGCACATGTTCAAGATATTCAGTTTGCAGGTTGGGCAAGTATTGAAAATTACACAAAAGTTAAAAAGATATCACAGAAGCATTTTGTTGATATTGAAGTACAGTGCAAATACACTGATATTAAACATGATTCTAGACCAACTATAGCACCATTAGTTCAAGCATCATTTGACATTGAGGTTTATAGTTCAGATGGTGGTTTTCCTGACCCAAATGATGAGATGAGTCCTTTCATTCAAGTCGCTACAACTTTGCAAAGAGTTGGTGAGCCAGAGCCTTATAAGCGTCACCTAATTTCATATGGAACATGTGATCCTATCGGTGATGGGGTTGAATTGGAAGTTTATAAATATGAAGGTGAAGCTTTGAATGCTTGGGCGCGTCTATTGATAAAAGAAGGAGTTGATATACTGATTGGATATAACATATGGGGATTCGATTTACATTATATGCATACTCGTGCTTCCATGACTGATGCTGATGAATTCTTCAAACTTAGTAAACGGAAAGATTTGAGGGTAAAATGCAAAGAAACACAATTTACTTCTGGTGCATATGGTGCTTCTGATTTCAAAATGGTTGATACACCAGGGCGTCTGCAAATAGATTTGCTTGTCATCATTAAGCGTGAACATAAACTTACTAACTACACTTTGAACAATGTATCTGAGCATTTTTTGAAAGACAAGAAAGTTGATATGACTCCAAAAGAAATGTTCCGTTGTTATGAAGGTTCTTCTGCAGATCGTTGTAAAATTGGAATATATTGCGTGAAAGATACTGATTTACCTCTCAAACTTGTCAATAAATTGGCTATTGTTCCAAATATGATTGAAATGTCAAAAGCAACTTGGGTTCCTATGAGTTTTCTGACAGAAAGAGGTCAGTCAATAAAAGTATTCAGTACTTTACTATATTTTACTAGAAAGGATGATATGCTTGTATTGACATTGGCTAGAGACAGACCAAAGGAAGAGCAAGAGTTTGAGGGAGCAACTGTTCTTAATGCTAAAAAAGGTGCTTACATGAAAAAACCAATCACTGGTCTAGATTTTGCTTCACTGTATCCAACGATCATGAGAGCGCATAATCTGAGTCATGATACATTAGTTATGGATTCTAAATATGATAACTTAGAAGGTATAGAATATTATGAACATGCTGGTTATAAGTTTGCTCAAAACTCAGAAGGAATGTTCCCAAAAATGCTGAGAATATTAGCTTCAAACAGGAAAGCTGCTAAAAAAGATATGGCAGCTGCAAAAGATGCTGGAGATATGTTTATGTATGCAGTATACAACGGAAAACAACTTGCATTCAAAGTTAGTATGAATAGTATGTATGGATTCACAGGTGCTATGGTTGGTCAGATGCCCTGTAAGCCAGTTGCTTCTTGTACTACTGGAATTGGAAGAGGTATGATTGAACATACACAAAAATGTGTTGAAGAATGGTATCCCGGCGCAGAAGTTGTTTATGGAGATTCAGTTACTGGAGATACTACAGTTATTTTGAGAGATTCCGAAGGTATAAGAACATGCCGTATTGATAGTATTTCTGGGGTTTATGAGAGTAGAAATGATGGAAAAGAATATTCTGAGATATATGATCTTGAAGTTTGGACTGACGATGGTTATACAAAATTAGAGAGAGTCATTCGTCATAAGTCTGAGAAGAAGTTATATCGTGTCATGACTAGTACCGGTATTGTCGACGTTACTGAAGACCATAGTTTACTATTACCTGATTGTACAAAGATAAGTCCAAATGAAATTACTGAAGGGTCGGACATTCTTCACAATGATGTATCTGATTGTTTAACTACAGTATGGAGCCATGAAAATTGTCCAAGCACTGATGGAGCGAGAAATCTTGGAAAAATTCTCCGTAGTGATAATAATCAAATTATTCCAAAATCAATATTAAATGCTCCGAACTCCGTAGTTGAATCATTTTTCAGAGAATTTATCGATATTGATATCCCTTTGAGCAAAGTCAAGAATTTCACTGCTCGTAATAAACAAAGTGCTTCTGGTGTATTCATATTAGCAAGAAGGCTTGGATTAGCAGTAACAATAAAAGCAGTATTGAAAAATAACTTTATTCAAATGGCTATTGGAGGAAAGTATTCTAATTACAAAATCTCAAAAACTAAGGTTAAATCAATTGAATATCTTGGAATTACAGATGACTATGTTTATGATCTGACTACCTGTAATCATCATTTTTCAGTTTGTCCCGGTAACATTGTAGCTCATAATACTGACTCAGTAATGGTTGCATTCAATACTGGAGACAAAGATCCTTTGAGAGAATCGTTTAGACTTGGGGAGGAAGCAGCAGGAAAGATTTCAGCAACCTTCAAAGCTCCTATTGAATTAGAGTTTGAAAAAGTTTATTGGCCATATCTCTTATTTTCTAAGAAGCGCTATGCAGGTAGAATGTTTACAAATCCTGACAAGGCAGACTATGTGGACGCAAAGGGCATTCAATTGGTACGCAGGGACAACTGTAAATATGTGCGTGACGTCAGTAAGAATGTCTTAGACATAATTATGTATGAAATGGATATTGATAAAGCAGTTCAATATGCTAAAACAGCCGCTAAAATGCTTTTATCTAACCAAGTGAAAGTTTCTGATCTTGTTATTACCAAGAGTCTCAAACGATTAGCATATATTAAAAATAAGGAAGACATTCCTCCTGGAAAAAGCGTTATCAAGTGTGATGGTTTCTTTATTGCTCACGACTATAAATCTCCCAATCAACCTCACTTAAAAGTATGTGAAAGGATGGAAAGTAGAGAGCCTGGTACAGGATACAAGAGTGGAGACAGGGTGCCTTACGCTTTCATACACAGCGACGATAAGAAAGCTTTACAGTATACAAAAGCTGAAGATCCCAAATTTATTGAAGATAACAATGTACCGTTAGATTTGAAATACTATATGGAACATCAATTAAGGAGTCCACTAGAAAGTCTCTTTGAGGTTTTGATAGATAATGCAGGTCAAGTTTTATTTGGAGACGCTATAGAACAATACAAGATTGATTCAAATAAGCAATGTAGTATCTTCCATTTCCTTGATATTAACATGTAATGTCCAATCTAAGAAAAATAAAGAGAAAAAATGTATTTGTTATATAAATTTTAACATATGTTCTTTAAATAAGTCCTTCTCTAATTAAATGCGGAAGAAAACTTTTAAATTAAAACAAGTAATTATATAATGATTAGCAAACCAACCCAAATACATAGTATTTTAAATATAGAAGAGTGTGATTATTTATGTGACAAGTATTACGAACCAAACTGGAAAATTCAAGAAGATAAAATAATCAATAACATAATTCTACGTGTTGAAAAATATAGCACATTAAATGAAAAAGTAAATCACGTAAAGATTATAAAGTTGGAAAAGTGCAGCGTAATGAAAAAATTGAAAACAAATGAAATGTGGATTTCATTAAAAGAATTCACTACGAATAAAGAAGATATTGTTTCAGGAAATGTTGTATTGAATTTAGACAACGATATTGAAGACATGATAATTAAGTCACAAAACGGAATGGTATTAGTGTTTGAAATTCAGCGAAAAGCGGCGCGAGAAGTAGTTAATTTAGATCCACCAACATCAACTCCAACTCCAACTCCAACTCCAACTCCAACTCCAACTCCAACTCCAACTCCA